ATTTTCCGCTTTCCGCTTTTTCTCCGTCAATTTTTCCGCCTTGGATAATCAAGCCTAGAGCCAAAATATACGTTTTCCGCCTTTTCCGCCTCTTCCCTAGGGAAAAAATAAACATAGTTAAAAATATGTATTTAGTATATATATATTATCTTTTTATAACATATTAGTGTCCTGTCGGATTGTCGGATTTCTCTAGACTAAAAGCGGAAAAGCGGAAATAGTGTCAATATCCAGTCTGCGTAAGGGTTTTGCATGGCGGAAAGAATAGCGAGAAAAAGGCGGATTCCGCCATTGTTTATTAGAAAAGATTAATATTGACTTAAGTGTAGTGCAATGTTAATATGTTTACATGAGCAAATTCGAAATGTACCCTGAACTCGGAAAAATAAATCTTATTCGTGCAGAACGAAATCACCAATGGCGTGAGTTCTTGCAATTAAACAATGAGTATGAAACAAGGCGAGAAATCCCAGAAATGAACGAAACAGTATTAGAAGCACGTCAAAAATTAAACTCTAAGTTGATGAGATGGGGGGAATTAAATAATTTTTTAAACAAATGGCAGCTTTATTATCAAGCAATATTAAATATAGAGCTGGACAAAATATATCACGAAATAACAGAAGCAGAAGCATGCGAGCCTGATTCTTCTTTTATTCGAGAATATGCCGAAACTATTTTAAAAATTCACGAAAAATATAAAACACAAGAGGCAACAAATGACAGCTCCAAATAGAGATAATCAAGTAACCATGACCATCAAACGAACTACTATGGAAGAACTAAAGCAAAAGCTCGGTAAAGAAGATGGCATAAGCTGGGATTATTTGTTAAGGCAGTTACTTAAAAAAGCAGGATACTAGAAAACAATGAGAGACCCAGAACAAGGCTTACTAGGTTTAATCCTTTGTGAGCCTGAATGCAAGTATTTAATTTACGAGCTTAAGCCAGAATACTTTACCAGTTTTAACGCTCAAGAACTTTTTAAAGTTATGCAGCTAATGTATAACTCCAATGAACCAGTAGAAATTGAATCAGTAAAACTTAAATTTAAAGAACTTGGTAGCGATATCAAGTATTCAGAATTATCGGAATACCTTAAAGCAACTTGGGATTTTTCAGATATTCCAGCTAATGCAAATTTTTTATTAGGCAAGATACTTGAGGAACACAAAGAGAAACAAAGGCTAGAAGTAAGCGAACAAGTCGCAATAAATCGCCATGATCTCAGGAAAGTTAAGGAACTTATCGAAAAATTCGAAGAGTTGGAAGATTCTATTAACGCTCAAGAGATTAAAAACTTTGTTGAAAAGAAAAAGAATCAAGCAAGCTTTAGCCTGAAAGAAATACTATCACCATCACTTTATAGCTACCTAAAATCAATGTGTACTATTCGTTATGAAGATTTCCCGATAGAAGTACCCTTTACCTTTTTGCTTTCAATCATCGCCTCTCTAGCAGGCTCTAAGTTTACAGTTGAGCATGGATTTAAAGAACATGCCTTCTTTTGGAGTGCTGTAGCCTTACCAGTTGGTGCTGGAAAAACACCAGTATTAAGCAGTCTTATGAAACCATTAGGTAGGCTACAATGCGAAGCACTAGAAGAATACGAAAAAGAAAAAGAAGACTATAAAAGCTATCTTGAAGATAAAAAAGAATTAAAAAAGAAAAACTCAGGGGTGCAAGTACCAGATAAACCTAAGCCGATTCGCAAAAGATATTATATTTCTAACTCCACAATGGAAACAGCTTGCAAGGCTCATTTTGAAAACCCTAATGGCTTATTATGGGATAAAGACGAATTAAAAGGTTTATTTAATTCTCTTAATTCCTATAAAGGCGGACGGGGAGAAGACAAAGAAACACTATTACAGCTAGGTGCTGGTGCTAGGCTTTCTGTCTCAAGACAGGATACCGATATTGAGATGGAGCAAACGGCTATTTCTGTAACAGGAGGCATTCAGCCATCAGTATTAAAAAGGCTTATCGCAGAAGATAAAGATAACGATAATGGACTGTGGGAACGCTTTGTTTATGTTACCTATGAGTCCATGAAGAAGCAAAGGAACAAAAATAAAACCCCTGTCAATCATTCAATATTAACTCAACTCTATAGCCATATTATCGCCTCAGAAGGGGCAAACGTTACCTTTGCTGACCCTGATTTTGTTGATTTTGTTTTTGATTATTTAGACGAAGAGCAAGAAAAAAACCTTAATAATCCATTCATGGAATCATATTACAGCAAGTGTTCAAGCCTTTATTTAAGGCTATCATTGCTCTTGCATATCCTTGACTGCCATTTTAACCACTTGCCTTATGAAAGATCAATCTCTAAAACAACTAGCGAAAATGCTTTTTCTTTACTTGGAGCTTTTATCTCTCACGCGGAAAAGGTGTTTAGTGTTGAAAAAACAAATAATGAAGACCAATATTTCATCAACAAAATCATGGGGAAACCACTGGAAAAAAGAACAGTTAATGATCTTGCCAAAACAATTCTTAAGCGTTACCCAGCTAACTTTAAGAAAGGCTCAGATTATGCTCGCTATCTGTTTGAGCTTATGCAAAAAGCAGGTCTAGGTACCATCAACAAAGCCAATGGCAAGAATTGGCAATTCGTTTTAAAAGGAGAAATAATAACATGAGCTACACAATAAGTGAACAGATTGAAATATTAGAAGGCAAAATACTAGATTGCAAAGCTGCTATTCAAAGAGCTTTTAGCGAAGAGCAAAGAGCTAAGGCAAGAATAGAACTAAAACGTACTCAGGAGCAGATTAAATTTTTAAAAGGACAAGCACCATGAACGACCTACTAGAAATACAAGCAGAACTAAAAGAACTTCATCAAGAGTTTTTAGATTATGCTGAAAAAATTAAAGATGTCAGTCGCAGACTAGGCTTACTGGTCAAGGATTCTGATAACGCTATCCTCAAGTGGCAGGTACATCATCATTGGCTAAATAATGTTGATCGTAAATTTAAAATCCTAGATGAAGAGCTTGATAATGAAATTGCGGCCCCATTTAGTGCCTTACCACCAGCTATAAACAACCCAGTCTATAAGGACTTAACCTTAAAGATTCAGGCTTTTAGGCTTTTGAATCCCGATATAGAAGAATCAGAAGCACAAAAGAGAATCTCTAAGATCGTTAAAGAACATGTTCAAAGCAGAAGGCACAAGCAGGGAGAGGGTTAAATGAACGATTACAGAGAAGACCTAGAGCTAAAAATCAAAGCAATGGAAGAGTTAGAACTTTCTGATGACCCAGAATATGATGATTACAGAAGGGTTACTATCAATATTCTAAAGGACAAATACAAGGAACTTGAAAAAGAAATAGGAGAAATTTAAATATGAGTATTTATGACAGAGCTTACGCAGAAAAACCAAGAGTAACAAAGGACGAGTTCCTGAAAGCATTAGAGCTTGCCACTTGGCAAGTTAAATGGTTTCAAGGTGTAAACGAGGCATTCCCCGAAGGAGTGGACGAATTAGACACGCCTGAGTTGTATTCTTCCTATCATTTGAATGAATACAACCTAAAGTGTTCTTTGTCTTTTTTCATTAGAGATACACATTTGTTTTTACATTTATTCTTTAATAAATCTCGGGATATTTTTTATCAGGAAGATGACTGGAGTAAATATCAACTTTTCGAAATTTACGAATTACCTTTTGACTTTGTTTACAAAAGCGAAATACTCAGTATTTTGCAGAAGAGAGCGGACGCAAAGATTAGAGAATTTTGGTCTAATTTTATTAAAACTGAATATGAAAAACTTGAAAAACAAACAGGAGAAGAAAAATAAATGAAAAATAAACTATACGATTTTATTAATTTAATAGCACGCCCGTCTTACAAACTACCTAAAGATGAAGCACAAAAATATCATAAAGAATTTCTGTCTTTCTGCTTAGCCTTGGGAGATGGAAGAATTATCGCAAGCGAAAACCCTAATCAAATTCTCAAGAAAGATATCATTTCTGATTTGGAAAAAATGAGAGAGTGGAGAGACGTGTATCGTGGGGAACGTGAACGATTAGAGGCTCTAGAAGAAACGAGGGACGTGGTGAGGTATGAAATAGGACAGCAACACGCATACACTATGAGCCATCTTGAGCCTTTGGGGATAGCCTTAGCGGTCATTGGGAACCCCGAGAAAGACCCTTTTGCTAGCTTTCGTTACGGGGTTTTAATCTCTAAAGCTGACGAGATTTTAGAAAAAATAACTAAAAATCAATCAAAGAGTTGATATAATGTTATAAGACGTGGAATAACAATCAAAGAAGGAAAAGAAAACAAAATGAACGAACTAGAAGAACTAAAAACAACTCAGCTATTGCTTAGCTTTGTCGTAGTAATAGCTATCCTAGCTGTAGCTGTAACAGTTGGGAGGTACTTGGGATGAGAACCTTAGACCGCAGCAGATGGCTAGTAGCTGAATCCAAAGAGTCCATAGACTTGATTCAAGCAGAGATGGATAAGCAAGGTGTTACCTATGCCAAACAGTTAGAAGGGAAAAAAATAGCCATGTTGATAGCCTTGAATAAGCCATATTCTAATGGTCATCAAGAGTTTGACAAAATAATTTACAGGAAATAAACGGGAGAGAAAAACAATGAAAAATAAAATACTACTATCACTAATATTAATAGGACAAACTGCACTAGCAGACGTACCTAATTTGCAAATCGCTAGAGATGCGTTAAACATTCATAGAGAGAATCAAAGGTATGCAGAAGCAGAATATCGCAGAGCCAAAAGAAACTATTTAGAGTCTAACAGGCTTTTGTCTAGTTCTGTTAGAACTGTAGAACTTATGGAGAAACTAGAGGAACAGTCTAGATTAACAGCTCTTGCTAGCTCAGAATCGCATACTAGAATAGGTGCTACTTATGTGCATGAGCCTAGACTTGCTGAGACTGGGATTAGGAGAATCGGAAAATGATTAATCAATCACTATTGCTATTCATAATCGGCTTAGAAGGCTTTTTAAGTTGTGCTTACTGGGATGTGTCGCAATGGTCAAATGGCTATGGAACTAAAGCTAAGAACCAGTGGGAGTGCATAGGCAAGACCGAGGCTAAATCTAGAATGGTTAAGCATTTAGAGCTTGATAGCAAGCATGTACTATCATTATTCCCAAGTGCTAAACAAAACGAGCATGACGCACTTGTCAGCTATTGCTACAACTCGGGCAGGTATGGCTGCACTAAAGCCGTTAAATTAGCTGCTAGTGGCAATAAAGACGGTGCTAGCTGGGTAATGAAACAGAAAATCAACAAAGGTTTAGCTTCTGAGAAAGGATTAAAGAAAAGACGAATAGCCGAGATAGCCTTATTGAATAAGGAAGATCAAAGAAAGAAATATATTTATCAAGAGTATAGTTAATTCTTAACATTGACATAATGATATATGATATAATATAACAAGGAAAGAAGATTATGAATGAAGAGTTTAAAATAGACGACATTAAAAGCCTTGAATGGTATCTCAGGAAGGTTAGGGAATATAATAGCCGTATTGAGACCATTAAGTCTCAATCAGAGGCAATGCTTAAAGAAACAGAAGCAAAGCTAGAAAGTTTAAATAATAGATTCTCAGCAGAGGCAGAAGCCTTTGCAAGAAGTCAAATAGACTTTAGTAAATCTAAAAACCTTAAGACCTTTCAAGGTACTATACAGTTTAAATCTTTAGCTCCATCTATTAAGGTCTATGATAAAACCTTAGTGCCTAAAGAGTTTTTTAGAGAGAAAATATCTTTAGAGCTGGATAACTCTAAATTAAAAGAAGCCATCTTAAAAGATGGGGAGAATATCGAAGGCGTGGAAGCAGTACCCGCTTATGAAAAAATGTATCTGCAATTTGGAGGGAAAGAATGAGCATTTACGATGATCTTTTTGAAATCCAAAGCAATTTAAAAGTAGATAAAGATACCAATAACACTTTCGGCAAGTTTAAATACTTCACCGTGAAAGATATTTTAGGCAAATTTAAAGCTCTAGAGGTTACCAAAAGAAAAAAGCTTACGATAAGCTTCAAAGATGATGTAGTGCAAATAGGTATAAGGTTTTATGTAGATGAAACTATCACTTTAAGGAATGGTGATGGCGAGACGATCCAACACTCTATTAAAATCAGAGAGCCTAAATGTAAACCTAAAATGGATGAAAGCCAGACCACTGGTAGTGCAATAACCTATGCTCGTAAATATGGACTAGCGGGATTATTTGCTATAGATGCAGATGACAAAGACGACCCAGATTCACAAGAGCCAACGGCAGAAGCAAAGCCAGCAGTAAAACCAACTAAACAAACAATTTTCTAAAAGGAGAAACAAAACACATGAAAGCAGGAAACACAATAATCGGAATAAGGAAAAATGAAGCGGAGGAATACGAAGGCTATTTTTACTACAGAGAAAAAGCTATCGCCTCAGTTAAGGGACAAAAAAAAGTTACCAAAAATGGTAAACAGTTGGTCGAGCTTTTCCTTGAAGGCAAAGAGCCTGAAATGCAAACTATCACTAAAGATGACGGCACTACTTACGAGATCGAGAAGCCAGATGTTACCTTGTTTATTAATCAAACAGAAAAAGGAAGTGTTAGCATAGGTGGTGATCTAATTACTGATTTTGGCTTGTATTTTCCGATTCAAGGTTGGTTAGATAAGGAAAGATTATCAGTAAGGCTAGAAGAGAATAGTTATATTTCAGAAAAGTTTTTAGAAAATTATGGTACGCCAGTAACAAGCATTCCTGATATTGATTTTTCGGATGAAGATTTAGCACAATCAGATGAGCTTTTCCCTGATGCTGCCAGTTTTTACGAGAAATATGTAATTTCTAAAAAGGATGCAAGATTTACTGAGAAATTAAATAAGCAAGCTCCTAGAATCATGCCTAGTTCGACTAAAAAGAAAGCTCCTGTTACTCAAGGACAGTTAGATTTAGCTAAGGATAACTTAACTAAAGCTAAGACTAAAACAGCAGTAGAGACTGAGGAGATACCGTTCTAATGAAACTAAATAATGATATCCGATGTCTAGTCGAAACTCTAGTAAATAGAGTTATGGATTTCAACGAAAACTCAAAAGTTGAAAAAGCGGTAATCCACATTACCGAAAAGGGGACATATCTATTCTTTGATTTTGACCACTGGGTGGATAATTCAGGGATTTGGGGAACTACAGAGAAACAACTAGTCGAGATGATTTCTTGGCTAGAGGAAAAGATAGCTTTATCCCAAAAGGGAGAAGAAGACCCTAAAGCCGAGGCTCAAAGAGAGCTGGATAAGGAGCAGATATGAAAAAAGTTAGAATAGTTAATCTAGAAATCGGCTCAGTTGATAAGTACAAAGTCAAAAACAATAAGCTTCCTGATAACTTCTTGACTGTTTTAATTGCTAGATACAAGGCAGGAGAAATTAAGCCAATATACAAGAAAGTCGAGAAACAAGACAGGATACGCCACGGCTTAACGGCTACTGATAGCGAATGGCGTTTTTTAGCGATGGAAGCCTTAAGGAAGGGGGTTAAGATTGGAGAAGAAGGGAGGGCTGGATTGGTTAGGGCTTTGATTAATGGGGATGCAAGTCAATGATAAACAATGACAAACAAGACGTAATAGAATCACTCAAATTAGTTCGGGCTATTAGCCTAAAAGCTGCCATAGATGGTGATTACAGGACAGTAGCAGGAATGGAAGTAATTAAAAATTGCCTTTATGAATTAGGGTGCATTCTTGAAATTGAGGGAGTCGTAAACCGAGAATTAGCGATTGAACATTTAAATAGGAGTTTCAAATTATGAAAAAAATAACAATACTAACTAGCTTGCTTGTAATAGGGCTTAATCAGGCTCAAGCAGCAGTATATCATTGGGATAATGGAACTAATGCTTACTGGGCAGGAACTAAGCCAGTGCAGTTAGTGATCGATACTGAATACCCGCAAGAAGTTATTAACAGAGTTTTTGAGATACTAGAGCCATACCCATTTCTTTTAAAAGAAAGAAAAGCCATTGATCTAGCCTATGACCCTTTAACGAACGAGGTAGCCGTAGCCTATGCAAGTATCTATAACAATACGGGAGCCTCATTCCTAGACCCAGCCTATAGATTGCTAAATGGCGGGCTTAACCGTGGCTTATGTGCTGCTGGTACTGCTTCTAGTGCAGAGCGTTTAGCTTGGATTATAATTCACGAGATATTTCACTCTATCGGTATAGATCACATTCAACCGTTCAGGGCAGGCGAAGGGTCAGCACAGCCAAGGGGTTTAATGACTAGCTTTAAACCGAATCAAGGATTATTACATGATGACATTAAGGCTTTATCCGAAACCCTAAACGAGCGTTATCTGAGCGACACGGTTACTATCACTGGTACTATTCCAGCTCTTGAAGGCATGGTATTAAATTTTATTAATGTAGATAACCCCGAGGATTCTAGCCAGATCGTACCTAGTTATTCCTTTGAAGAGAAAACAGAGTATGAGATTAAGAGGCTAAAGAAAGGCAGGTACTATATTAATGTTACGCCAGTAACAAGTGGAGCAGGGATTATAAACTTATTCCCTAAGCCGTCTACTTATTCCAAGATTAGGTATTTCAGAGGGAAAAGAATAGTAAACATAGACAGGGACAGGATTTTAAACTTAGAGTTTTAAGTGGAGGATTTGAATTATGAAAAAACCAAAGCCACAACCTAGAATATTGACAGTCGAAACAGAGGGAGAGTTTAGAAAAATCAGGCAACTTTTCCCTGATATACACCCTATTCGATACCTTGAGTATTTAGAGCTTAGGTTACCCTTTGGAGCCTTTATAGATGTTAAGGATAAAGGTTTCAATGTCGTGAGGCTAAAAACAAAATGAGCTTAAAGATTTTTTATGACGCTCTAACGGATGATGAAGGAAATATCATTGGGATTCAGCTTGTACTAGAACATAAAGGCAAATACCTTTCTATTGAAGACTGGGAAAAAAATAAATTTTATTTTTACGATGAAGCAACAGAAGAGGAAGCCGTAATCGACATGACTAAACAAGAGAACTTAAATAAGATTAATGATTTAATTAAGAAGGTATTGGAATGAAAATAATTTACCCAGACTACATGCCGAATTGGAGTGGTTCACGAGGCAGGCTTTATCCTTCTAAAGAAGAGATTTTAAAAACAAATCCTCAAACTAAGGGAATGACCGACCAGCAAAGAAAGTTAATGGAGAGACACCATATTGATTTAGATCGAATGAACGCTGATCCTAAAAATATTCATTTGCTTGACGGGCAAACCCATGAAGCAGTGCATAGACAAGAGAGAGCTTTATCTAGTGCTTTAATTAAAGCGGGCATTATCGGCTACAATCGGCAGAATCCCCACTATTTTATAGCAGATAGCCATGTTAGAAGAATTTTAGAAAAAATGTTTAAGGGAGAAGTGCGTTGAAAATAATCGGAATTGACCCAGGACTACAAGGCGGCATAGCCTTTCTAGAAAATGAGCTTATAATAAAATTAATTAAAATGCCAATTACAAAGCTAGCCACGAAAACTAAAAAGAAAGTTAAAGAGATGACCACTAAGGAAAAGAAGCTTCATAAAGCTAAAAAGCCTGTCTTTAAAACTAAAACTATTGTGGATTCTAAAGCAGTTTATGATTTAGTTTTAAACTTTAAACCCGACTTAGTAGTTATTGAAAAACCTTTTTATTTAGGTATTAACAGTTCCGTAACAGTTGGAACAGTTGGGGAAAATGTAGGCAGGATATACGGGATTGTAGAAGGATTGGGGCACAAAATCCTTAGAGTTCCAGCAAATAGCTGGAAGGGATACTTTGACTTAGGGGCAGAAAAGGAAGATGCTATCGCTAAAGCAGAAGAGCTGTTTCCTCAAGCTAATTTAATTTCACCCAAAGGAAGAACTAAATCTGATGGAATGGCAGAAGCTTTATTGTTGGCAGTGTATGGGCTAAAAGTTGGAGATATTAAATATCAGGAACAACAAGAGAAAGAAGAAAAGTCAAGACTAGAAGTAGATCAAGCAAGGAGGATTTTTGATGCTAATTGAAAAACTAAAAGAAAAATTAAGAGAAATCACCGAGCCAAGCCTAAAGCTTAATGCTATAAAGGCTTACCTAAGCAAGCACCTTGAGGGATTTGTGGAAGCCATGATTGTTACAGGCTCTAGCGACCATATGAAGAAAATTGATGAGACTTACAAGTATAATTCAAATGGCTATCAGTTCGAGATTAGTGTTAAATTTGAAAAGGATGTAGGGTTTAAAAAATGAGAGAACCTAACTTAGACCCAAACGGTTGCACTGAAATATTATTTACTGGTTTTAAATATCTTAAAAACAAACCAACAAATAACAAGGGAGAATGGGTAAAAACTCAATTGGCAGACCCAGTTCTTCTTGAAGGAATTTTGCAACAAGTAGACAAACCTTACCCATTGCTTAGAGATAAGTACATCTGGGATGGGAAAAACTACGAGACAAGAAATCAGCAAAAATACAATTACTGTAAAATGTTCTTAGAAAGAAAATATGATGAGATTTTTAATTAACTTTATAAAAGCATTAACTGTTTTTATTGGCTATGGCATTGGCACATATTTAGTTTTTGAGCTTTTAAAGACTTATGCCGCCTCATTTATACCTTATTTAATTTGGATACTTTTGGGGCTTTTAGTTATTTGCATTTCTGCTTTATATGCTTCTTGGGCTTGTCGCGTGGAGGGTAAAAAATGAAACCAGAAGATTTAATTAAAGGGAAGATTTATGTTTACGGAGCGGAGAAAGAACGTTTAATTTTTGACCATTCTTGGACGATAGGTAGTAATGGTCCTAACTATAGATTCTTTTGCCCGTGGACTTTATCCCCCGATCAGTCAATCCCCAAACCCTCATCGTGGTACTTAAACGCACAGGAAATTGAAAATTTAATCCCCAAACAAAAATAGTATATAATTTGAGAATGAAAATTAAATCAAAACCAGCTCCTAAGAAATCTATGCCAGCTCCTAAGACTGGTAAAAAAGGCAAGTGCTAGAATTTAGCGATTTCGATTTTACGAAAGACTTGGAGATTGATTTCTCACAAGTTAAATTATTATTGCGTGTTAAGAAGCACTATCATACTAAGGTAACTAAGCCTAAGCATAAGCTGCATGGTGTTGAAGCAGTAGTTCCTAAAGACTATCTAACCGATGGAATGAGTATTCCTAAATGGCTACAACCTATTGTTGGCGAACCATTTGAAGGAACTACTTTAAGAGCTGCCCTCTTCCACGATGCCCTATGCTGCTATCAAATTAAAAGCCAAGAAGTTACGCATAAATTATTTGAATTAATTTTAAAAGCAGATGGTTTCCCTTTTTGGAGGCGTAAAGCTGCTTACTTGGCAGTTGTTGGATGGAATAGGCTTAAGAATCCTAAGTGGAAATAAGAGGTAAAATATAAGCATGACAGATTATAGAATCTCGGAATTTTTTTGGCACTCAGAAATAGGTAAATCCATGACCGCTACTAGGTTAGGCATTGATAACACGCCTACCAAGGAAGGTGTTGAAAATGCAAAGAATACCGCTAAGGTAATCCTTGACCCTGTCAGAAAACATTTAGGTCTAGCCTTTAGTCCGAATAGCTGGTACAGATCGCCTGCGTTAAATAAAGCCATAGGCGGCTCTGCAACCTCTCAGCATTTAACTTGTGAAGCCGTAGACCTTGAACATCCCTCTGTAAGTAATTATAAGTTAGCTCAGATTATCCATGAGATATGCCCTAGTTACGACCAGCTAATTCTAGAATTCTATAATGAAAAAGACCCACGCTCAGGATGGGTACACGTTTCTTGCAAAAAAGATTTAAGCAAAAACAGAAAGCAAGCTTTAATATTTGACGGCAAAACATATAAGCCTTTAAAGTTTAACTAAACCTTAAACTCCATCAGGTATAAAGAAAAGCATATAACCTAACTGCCCTGCTTGCCCCCAGCTTTGCAGGGCTTTTATTTTTGTGCTATATTAATTATGAAACCTCTTAAGCGGTTTTTTTCTTTCCTTCCATACACAAAAGCACTAGGTTTTTCAATTTTTTCCCTAGTGCTTTTTTTTGTGGACTTGCGAACGTTTTTTATGAAATGGTGGGCAGAGCTGGATTTGAACCAGCGTAGACAAAAAGCCAATAGATTTACAGTCTATCTCCATTAACCACTCGGACACCTGCCCTTGAAGCTATTAAACTTTCCCCGCTCCGCAGTTGAAACTTAATAGCTAAAAGTATCTTAACATAAGTTTTGCAGAATATGAGAGATCACGGGTACAGTGAAGCCGTTGCCTATCATCTTGTACCTTTGAGTCTCGCTAACACCTTCTGTATATCCCCCCGGTAAGCCCTGCAACTTTTCGCATTCAGTTATAAACAGCCTTCTCATTATAGGCTTTAAATTTTCGGCTATATATTTTTCTGGACTCTTGCAGGATAACTCGAACTCGGTAAAGAATGTAGGCTTTTCAGTGAATATCATTTGCCTATTTGAATGCAAGAAATAATCATTAGGACAAGCCCGGGCGTAAGTAGCCGTAACGCATAATGATTTATCTCTATTAGTAAATCCGCTTTCTAGTATATCTTTTAACAAAACACCTTTATCTTCCGGTTGAGACACATTAGAAATATTCGTCCAGTAATATCTTTTTCTCGATTGAGCCGTAAGCAAAGCTGAATTAATCATAATAGGCTCCACTCCTAAAGCTTCTGAGATTTTATCTTTATCTATATTTTTCATTGAAGCCACATTCTCAACTAAAAAATACTTAGGCTTTACTGTTTTAATGACTCTTAAAGCCTCGTAAAATAAAGTAGACTGCCCTTTTTCTAAGCCTGATTCTTTTTGCCTTGCTGCGATGGATAAGCTTGTACAAGGAAAGCCAGCACAAAGCAAATCTATCTCCCCAAGAGAGGCTAACTTTCCATCATCTAGCAATGTTATATCCCCCACCTGCACGATGCCCGGGTGATTCTTTAAAGCTATCTTAATAGCAAACTTATCTATTTCAGAAGCATAATAATCAGATACCTCTATCTCAGAATCTTTAAGAGCTTGATAGCACATGCCGCAGCCATCAAATAGACTTAAGACTCTCATGCTTGCACCAAAGCATAATAGTTAATCTTCTTCTTGCCTGTAGTACTAACCTTACTTTTACCTTCTCCAACCTTCTTGATAATCCCATGTTTTTGTAGAACTACAAGCTGTGAATGAATAGTGCTATCTATATTATCCAAATTAGTTAAAACAGATTTAATCGCTTCCTTTGCTTCCGATCTTGTGAACCATACGCCATTAGCACCTAACTTTAAAATACAGTCTTTCACCGCTTGGCTTTCGGGCTTTAAAATAGTCGTTCTTCTGCCAGTCCAAACAGGCAAAGGCTTAATTTTCTGGAGATTCTCTATACGGGTTTGTCTTCTTTTTTCGATTTTAGTTTCTTGCGTTGGCTTACCTTCATTAATTAGCTCAGCCACTTGAGCGAATAGATTAGGCTTTTCCCTAAAAATACCATCTCCATATTGCCTTTTGATTTCCTCAATGACATCAAAATACAACTCTTGCGTATAATCTTTTTTTCTTTTCGTTTTCATGTTTGCAACTTTCATACAAATACTATAAAAGGCTTTACATATTTATTGCAAATAAAAACCCTCTAAGTTTTAGTTAGAGGGTCTAATTCAAACGAAAAGAAAAACGAGTGTAGGCTTAAAAGTATAGCAAACTTTCGATACCTAATCAAGAGTGATGATCTCTAAGCCTTTCCTTTTCATCTCTTAATCTTTCCTTGTCTTTTTCTTTTTCTTCTTTAACAAATTCCTCAAAGCTTTTTTTAAGATCACTAATAGCACTCATAACGGCTTTAAAGTTTTCTTCAAACTTAATAGTCGATCTTTCTAAAACTTTAATATCCTTGCTTTGCTCTTCCGTCCTTATCTCTAAAGCCAATATCTTTTTATCTAAAACTTTTAATTGAGGCTCTATGACAAGACTATAAAAAAGAATAAGTATAGTTAGACCACCACCAATAATAGAGCCTACCAGCATTAACAGTTCATATGACTTAAAGATATATTCTGTTTCGGTCATCTAATCAACGCTTAATATTTCGCTACCAAGAGCTTCTAAACCACTTGCATAATCTTCCGCATATGCTTGAACGAAATTAGTTAAGTCTGAACCTTTCTTTTTAGAAAAGATAAGCTGCTCATAAACATTACCATTTATTGTCAATCTTAAAGAATGATAATCATTACTGCTATTTAATATTCCTATTTCCATGTTATACCGTCCTTGACAATTGTACTTTGATTTGACCTGCTGCTACTGCCGTAGTATCAGAATCAGCCATTAATCCAGTTATTGCTATCCCTAATCCTAGTGGGAATCTATACCCATTAAATCCAGGTGTCAGTTCAACAAACCCAGCGACCGTGCCAACTGCTGCTGGAACTGGAATAACCATTAATGGTACATCAGTTCCTACTGTTGGAGCTGTAGCTTTGTTATAAAGTTTGACATAAGCTACCGTAGCACCGATGTTTGAAGCATAAAAAGCTTGTAAACCACTTGTACCTGTTAGAATTAAAGCACCGTTGGTCGTGTTTAAGGAGTTTACTGAATACTGCGTTGCTGGAACCGCAGGAGTACCAGCTGTGGTCACCGCCGTCACCGTACTTACAGTCGTTACAGTACCAGAACTAACAGTTACTGCCGAAGGGTTGTTTAAAACTACTGGCAACGGCTGACGTGCATTAGTTATATCTATCTCTTTTATGCTTACAGCTTTGCTATTGCGTTTTCTTAACTCTACTAAATTAATAGTCCAAGTCGTAGCAGTAGGGGCTGATGTACCGTTCACCATCCTTATTTGGATTCTTAGATTAGCTTCACCGAAAGGCACATTATTATTTCTTGATGCTCTTTGAGCATTAGCTACTAGGGTACCGCTAGAAGCGACTAACGCATCTGATAATAAAGCTCCAGATTGCTCGTTTACCAAAAACGCTACATGCCCTGGCGATGCCGTTGTATTTATAGTAGCTACAGTAAAACCAGTATTCCAGCCATTGCGTTGTGTATCATAGTCTGCACTGGTTACGGTTGTGCCTTGATATCTTAACTGATGGTAGTTCCAACCAAAAGCCGAGCAAGTACCTGCACCAGCCGTAAAACCAGCTACAGTAAATGTAACCACATTACCAGCTACAGCACTAATAGCGTACCTACCAGGCACGAATACACCAGTACCAGCGTAGCCACCTAAATACATAAATTGTCCTACATTCTCTGATGTAAAAGGATTACTTGGAATAGTAACTGTTACGCTAGTAGCACTAACTATCGTTATTGCCAAAGCATCGCCTATAACATCTACTAACTCAAAAAAGAAATTGTTGTTAGCCACCCTTTGGCTTAATAAAGAGTTTATTTGAGCGGTAAACTCAGAAGAAACAGTGTCATTAAGTCTAATTATAGTTTCCGCATTAATAGTAGTTCCTGCCGCTAAAACTAAATTGCCCGCCGATTGAGAAACGGTTTGACCAGCACCAGTAACTATAACCGTACCCAGAGAGGTATCTATGCCAGATGCTATTACCTTTGAAAACCCATATTTTCGAACGTCTTCATTACCAGTAGAAGAAACTAAATTACCGAGCGAGTCTAAAGCTCCCTCTACGATTATTGGGTAGTAATTCCCATCATTGCCTTCTAAAGCTGGGAATGGTCTTCTTGAGCCACTAATGTTATAAGATTCAATCATTATCGCCTACCTTTTTATCTTCTTTCTTATCTTCTTTCTTATCTTTTTTTTTGTCTTCTGCCGCAAAAGCTTTTTCAACTTCTGCTGAAAATAAAGCCGCTCCGACCTCAACTAATTCTTTCTCATTAGTCTCTCCGTCAATAACGCCATTAGTCTTAACATAAGTAGCGAAAAAAGTATTATCCTTGTAAATAAAAGTCGTTAAACCTTTCTTTTTATCTTTTTTAAGCCCTTGAAAAACTTTAGACAAAGTATCCCCTTGGTCGAATTCGGTAAAGATTAAAGTCTCTAAATCTAAATCTATTCCGTTAATTTTTACTATTTCTTGTTTTTTGTATGTTTCCATTTATTTGTCTCCTGTTTTTAATTTTATAATTTATAGTATTTCGCCATGCAGACTAAACTTAAATTTGAGCCGCCACGATCTAACCTAAAATCAAGCCTCAAACTGCTAGTAAACCTAATACCAAAAAGTTGCTGGAACATTAATAAATCAAGTTGCCCGTACTGCCCCGAACCCGAAGTGTCCGCAATAATGCCAGTATGAGGTAAATTACTAGGAGCCAAGTAATTAGTTAAACCACCACCGTTTAAATTAGCCTTATATCCATAAAACTGTAAAACCGATTCAGTTGTAGCCCTACTTGAACTGTTGCGGTAAATTTGAACGTCCATTAAAATACCACCATTGGTAAAACCACCAATAGAGCCCGAATCAAAAACTGTAAAATCTGCCGTGCCCGTTACCAATATATCAGTATAAGCTGTTAAAATCATTTTATTCTCAGGCGGGAACTTCTCTACAGTTGGAGTTTGTAGCCACGGATATAATGTTGTTGCGTTAATACTCATAAAATTACCTTACCCAAGTCCATCCCGTCGTGTCATCAAGATACCTAAAAGTAAAAAACGCACCGTTTTGACTAATGACTAAATTATTAGTTCCACCCTCTAGCTTTTTGGGATTGAAAACTATCGTGCAATTATTTGTAGCAAATGTTCCTTTGTGATCTGCTATCGTGAACTCATCGCCTATCTCAGGCCAGTTAGTCCCATAAGGAGCGTCAATACTTCTAGCACCGCTAGTGCTATCAACATAAATATAGTCACCAGGTCTAGCTTCACCTGCGGTACTCGATGTTAAATTAGTTGCTACCTGTCTAAATCTTCTAGGAGCTTCACTGTAATTTAGCCACACCCACTTAGTTAAAATAGGGTCATATTTTAATTTTAAGAATCCTACCCTAGTAATAATTAAAGGGTTTGTTTCATAGCCAGATACGGCTACTGGGCTGTTAGAAATTGTTAAGGGGTTATCATCAGTAGCATTAGTAAAGACTTCTATCTCGGTTAAGATAGTAGGGCTGCTAGGTAAAGTAACAGTTATACCACCGCTAGTAGTATCTGCAAAATACCTGCCACCATATACCGCAGTGAAATTAGATGTCCTACTTTCCCATGCTAAATAAACGCCTGCCGTTAAATCATCTATCGCTTCAATTAAACCTGCCGCTAACAAATATTGATCTTCTGCCTTATTTCTCCAATGAAGAGCTGAATAGCCAGAACCACCTGGTACTAAATTGTCCTCTGAATAACTAGCGTAATTCCCCGCTAAAGTTGCCGAGGTACTAGCAGAACTAGCTGAACCGCTAGCATTGCTTGCTTGAGTAGTCGCTATCCCCGCTTGAGTTGTTGCGGTACTTGCTGAACTGCTAGCACTCGCCGCACTTGCTGCCGCTGCACTTACATCCCCAACAATAGCCGCTTCTGCCGCTGTTACCGCTGCACTGATAGCACTATCTACTACTTGATTAGCATTGTCCACTGAATCTTGAGCAATAATAACAACTTTATCTAAAGTAGTTTCTACATCAGTAGTGTTAAGCTGCGTAACATTAGAAATATCAGTATTCTGAACTGCTGTTACTCTTCTTGATATTCTTACGTTTAAAGAACCAGCTACAGGAGCCGTAACGAAAACAATGTTTGCACCTGGATATTTTCCTTCTGATAATGAACCAGTGGGATTTACCGCATAATGAGTTGTTAAAGTTTGAAGGGTATCGCCAATATAAACTTTAAAATCTGTATTCGCAAAATAAGGATAGGCAAAATTAAAGCTCGTCTGTGAGCCGTTGCCATTAAATCTTTGAGTCGTAGCAACACTTGCGACGGTCATGCTTTTATTATACCTCTAAACTCTATAGTGAACTATAGGCTTATTCAAATATTATTTCGCTGCCTTGCTTTTCTGCTGCCTTCTCTATACGATCTGAATAATTCTCATCCCATAATTCAAAGAATGAATCATAAACCGTTGCCTTTAAAGTTCTTGCTAAAAAATGACCATACAAAGCAGGTCCTATAATTGGAGCATTAGTTGCAATATCCATCGCTGCTTTACCTGCATCTTTCCCTTCAAGATTTCCAAGCCCAAGAGTGCCACCGACTATAGTACCTACACTTAATCCAGTCTTAATTAAATTGGCGTTGAGTGGTCCAGCTATACCTAAAAGGGTACGTCCTGCCTCCATGCCTGCCGCCCCCGTTCCTTCCGTTGCTGCTGTTGCGACTGCCTGTACTATCTCTTGCGTGAAAGGTACACCCACTGCTGCCCCAAGAATACCCGACCAGTTCTTTAAAACAGTTCCGCTATCCTCATCCCCATCTATCCATAGATCGCGAGGCGTTTTGTTAGATAACAAATCCTGAACAACCCTTAACCCAGTCCATAAAGCGATAGAAGTCGCCGCAAAAGTACCTAAAGCAAAATGCTGTTTTCTTGCTAAAGCTGGTCCTATAACTTGTTGAACTAAAGCCACTGGAAAAGATTTAAGCTGTGCAAAGCCTCTAGCGATTTCACCTGATACCGTGCCTCTTTGATTTGCACCGAATACATGAGTTGTCTTAGCTCTAACCGTTGCACCTGGTGTTATTACCCTATTATCCGCTTCTTGCCCGAAAGCTGCCTGCCAGTTGGTTTTTAATTCTCTTTTTGCCAAATCCATGCCTGATTTACTTGGGTCTTTAACACCACGCTTAGAAAGAAAAGCTTTAATTTCATCATCGGTCAAGTTATCTAAAGCATCGGGGGTAACGTAAGTTCTACCATTCTCCGCCTTAGCCGCTTTAGTTCTAATAAAATCCCACTCATCGGGTCTAATCTTTAAATCAGTTAGCATTTGCTTTTGAACATCGGGTAATTGATTATAAGTCTTAGCTGACATCATCCCGAAATCACGCCCAATGCTGACATAAGCACCTTTTTTAGAGGCTAAAGTCATTTGCTCCATAAAGTTGAATTTATACATTATGTCGCTAAACTTATCGACTGCGTTTAAGCTTTTGTTTACTATCCCGTGATTATATTTTCCGCCTACTTCTGCTGCTGACGTTCCAATATCTGCCATTCGATATTGTCTAGATAGATTAAAAATAGTATCCTCTAACTGCTCTTGAGCCGTTTCTAAAATCTGCTTTGCGACTTCATCCCCATATTGAACCTTAAAGAGTTTAAAGCTATCAACAAGTTCACCTGTAAAAGCTTTTAGTTGATTTACTGGGCTTCCTCCTGCTATAACTGCCTTACGCATTGCCTTTACTGGAACGTCCGCAATTTGAGCAATCGCACTACCGCCTAAAGCTACTGTCGCAGATAACTTTCTTCCTGTCGCTGCCACCCTTGCAAGCATAAAATCATTAGGCTTATCATATTCTCCGATCAATTCACCAAACTGCTTACGCTCAGTGCTAGTATCTAAAAAATCACCAAGAACTTTAATTTCAGGATTTTGAGCTTTATAAGCACGCATGATATTTTCTATCCCTGCTTTTGGGTTTGTACCAAAGTTATCAATTAAAGCTAAATTTTTAGCCGTTCTTGCCATCGCTTCTTGTAAGCCAGTAAGAATATCACCGCCTCCAAACTCCTGTTGCATTTCATCCCAATATTCAGCCTTAACGTGAATCTGCCTTGACTGTGTTAAAAGGTCTTGATAATCACCCGCCCCGCTTCGGTTTGCCTGTTTAGTCTTTAAATTCTTAATTTGAAAGACTGCTAAATCACTAGCTTCTTCTGTGGTACCATTTTGCACTTGATCAAAGAAATCATCTAGCCATTTCGTTTTTGCTTCTGTGGATAAATTACCCATGCTCATACGCTGCCAGTCAAAGTTTGTTAAAGCCTTTGCGATAAAGCTATCCTTATTCCCTGCTAGTTTAATAGCATCCCAAGTTTGATAACCTATCCTTCCTGCTAAATATTTAACGGGAATCCCTGCGTATTCTTGCCTTACTCTGATCTCGTCCTGAGTTGCTTTAATAACCTTAGCCATTTTGTAAAGTGCTTGGTCTTCTTCTGATAGACTGTTTACAGCCCTCTTTCCATTATCTGATAATTCAGCTACAAACTGAGCTAGCTTCTTTGTATCGTGCTTTTTTCCAGGTGTAAAAAATTCATGTAAGCCGCTATCTTTTCCAAATATCTTTTGGTAATGCCCCGCAATCATTTGCTCAAATTGATTTTTATAAGACATCGTTCTAGCTTCTGTATTTCTGATAAGGTTTTGATAACCCATCTTAAAAGCACTTTCTGATTTACCTTCTGCAAGTAAAAAAGATACCGCTTTCTTTTCAGCAAAACTATTACGAATATAACCAATCTGCTTTACTAACTTAGATTGAGCGGTCTTCTTTAAAACGCCCATCTCTATTTCAGCTAAACGATCTGCTCCGACCGCATCAAGTTCTTTAACCATCGCCTCCAATAAAGCTCTAGCTTCAAACTCGTTAAGCTGCCCGTCAGAAGATTTTCTTATACCTTCGATACATTTATCAAACTTTGACATTTATAGTCCTCCCAAGACACAACGTGCCGCTTCTGCCATACCTTGATATTTAGAATCAGTCTTAAGAATATCTTGGTATTCTGCACTGCTTTCTATTTCAGCCTTAAACGCTGCCAGCTCTTCCTCGGGAATATTCATATCTTTTAAAATTGCATCTAAATCTTTATTCTCTAAACTGCTTACAACCTTCTGCATCTCTTCTGTTTCTTTGCCTAGCTGTGCTACTGCTTCATTAAAGGTCTCGTCTGCCTGCTTGAAAGTGCCTTTTAAAATTCCTTGTGCTTCTTCTAATGATGATGAATTTAAAATTTGCCTTCCGTGTAGCTGTTTAGTATAAGCTGCTTTTAGCTCATCATCTGTTAATTTAAGCAAATCCTGAAAATTGAAATTGTTTTCTACTGGGTCAATAAGCCTGAAAAGCTTTGCTATATTGACTTGTGTTTTTTTATGCATTTTTAAAAAATTAGAAAGAGTTTTTATTTTTTTTGTTCTAACATTGTTTGCCGCAAGTTTGTATTCTTTTAAAAACTCATCAAAAGTTAAATCACTAACTTCTCTTGCCGTAACAGGAATAAAATCTTCACCAGTCCTAACGGCTTTGGTGAAGCCTTCCTCCGCCGTTTCTCTTAATACTGCTTGGATAATCCTATTAAATTCTTGATTTCTAGTTGCGTTAATTGCGTTTTTTTCGTCTAAGGCTTCATCTATTTTCTTTTGAATAATCTCTACAACTCTAGGGTTGTCTGCGTTTAAGGCTTTTTGCGTTTCAAGATTTGATATCTTGGCTTCTATGTCATCAAGGAATTGAACAAATGCCTGAGACTCTACGCCTGCTTGTTGTTTCAAGTAAGCTTTAAACTTTAAAGTGTTTGCGACTTTTTGCAATTTAACATCATCAAGCTTATCTAGTTCAGCCTTTGAAATAATCCCGTCTAGATAACCACTTTCAAAAAGATTATCCATCTTGCTTCTTAGAGCTGTTCCATAATCAACCCTCAACGCTGCATTAACTGTTTTCGGGTCAGTGATTACGCCTGAATTAATATCAGACATCATCTTAGACATAATAGAAGCTTGCCCGTCTCTTGTGATAACTCCCGACTCGACTAAATCGTCTAAAGCCGTTTCAAAGTTTTTAACAGTGCTTGCTATATCATCGGCTTGCTTCCCAAGAAAAAAACCACCTAATCCACCGCCTGCACTACCTAAAGCAATACTCGCTAAACCCCACAAGATATCATAGTCATAACCGTTTCTATCTGCTTGAGCTTTAATCCCTACCTGTAAAAGAGTTTCATAAGCACCTTCACCAACTGCACCCCTAACGATTCCAGTCGTTGCACCTGAACCAAAAGCAAAAGGACTAATTAAAGCCGCCTCTATCGCCTCGCCTGCTGCACCATATTTAGCAAGCTGTGCCGCTTTGATTAAGAATGGAGCCGCCCCACTAACCGCCGCAAAGCCAAAACCTGCCTCCGCTATCGCTGGAACATTGCCAGCTAATCCCTGCATGAACCATTCTAAACCCTTATTATCCTGCTCTGCTTGGCTTAAAATCTCTGATCTTGCTTCATAATTAATATGCTTGTTATATCTTAATTTAGCCACTGATTCGGGCATTGCTTCATTGAAAGATAACTTTCCTTCTACCCCATAAACCTTATTTGCTTCATCTGCTGTAAGCATTTTGTCATCTCTGCCTAAAGCTTGTAATCCTCTTAAAGCTGCCTCTTCTGCCGTTTGCAAACCCCAAGCGATACCCGTGTTTGTTTCAAAGCCTTGCTGTATTCTTTGCTCCGCTTCAACGCCTCCGCCAATCGAAAGAAGACTAAAATCTTCTTGGACTGGTGTATCTTGGAATGTAGCTAAATTAATATCTACCACCCTTGAAACATCTCCAATACCTTGGTTGCGTTTTGAACTGCCCCAACTGTTGTTTTGTCTATTTTAGGCGGCGGAACATAAGACCCTGCTGTCTTTGCATCAACTTCAAAATATTTAAAATTCCCACTTTCACGCCCAATAGGTAAAGGATAAGCCTTAGTTGCGTTTAGTCCAGGTATCATATAATTGACGTAAAGCCTAGCCCTGCCAGTGTTTCCTACTGGTCTAAAAGTTCCCTTATCACGAATAGCCGTTTCAATTACACGGCTTGTAACTTCTTCTCTTAGGTTTACTAGCTTTTCTTGTTCAGGAGTTAGCTTAATAACTGCATCTAATTCTTTAGCTCCCTCGCCATATAATTTTGTTTCTTTTTCTCTTCGAGAGACTAAACCCGTTGAGACAGCAAGTACTCCGTCTTTTTCCGCTTTGTTAAATTCTCTCATCTTCTTCATTACTGCCTCGTCATTGCCAGTGATAACAAGGTCTTTAACTGAATTAACACCCTGCCCTGCATTGTAAAAAAAAGAGACTAAAGAATCAAATTGCTTTTGGCTTAAACCCTTACCAGTTCTAGATATTCTTTCTGCTTGCAATCTATTAACAAAAGCCACATCTTGATTGACTCTTTGAGTAAATCTTGTTTGAGCTTCTTCCTTGCTAATCACTTCATCTGGTGTGTTTGCTTTTGTGCCAAATCCGATAGAATACTGTGAGCCATCGGGATAAGCTTTATTCCTAAAACCTTCTTGCGTTGTAATAAAATTTAAATCTTTTACAGTTTTTGGCTTGAAGGAATCAGTTACTCCGATATTCTCTAAATCAAGATTGTCTGTATTAATCCCTCTTTTTGTTGCCTCTAATTTTAAGTTCTTCATTACGTCATCTTTAATGAACTTTCCAAAGCCGCCAAATTCATCACCTCTTTGAGAAGCCGTGTGAATCCCCTCCCAAACCTTTTTACCAAAAAGATTACTAAGGGCATAAGAAGTTTGTTTGTTTTTATCCCCTAAAAAAGATAAATAGCTTTCGCTTGCATATTCTTTCTGTATCGTAACTGAATTAGAACCTTTATTTTGTGTAACGTATTTGTCCTGTATCGTTAATCGCATCGCTTCGGCTACTGCTTCGCTTGCTTTCCCTTTCATGCTTGGGTTAAGCTCGGCTATTTGATATGCCAATCCTCGCACTATATCCTTATTTGCTACAATCCAATTACCAGCACCGCCCGCTAAATCAGCTTGCTTTTCAAAACCTAAAACATAAGGCTTTATAACTTTTTCAATCGCCTTATTAACTTCTTCTTTCTTTAAACTGCTGTTATCTGCACTGATAGGCGTTTTAAGATACTTCATTAAAGTACCACGCTTAAGATCATTGTCTCCGTACCAAAGCAAAGCTAAAGCCGATCTATCGCCTGTTTTTTCTGTCTGCTTTATAACATCTTTAGAAATTTCATTAATAATAATATCCATTGGGGTAGTATCATCTTTTAACAAATCAGTCTTAATATTCCAACTTTCAAGTCCTTTAATGGCTCTGCCAACTTCATCAGGAGAACCATTAACTAAAGTGCTAACTAATCTTGCTTTTTCAGCGGCAGGAATAGGCATCAATTTATTAGCTGGGGTCATCATCCCAAACTTCGTAACTAAACCTCTAAAGAATTTTTCTTTATCTCCCTCTTGGTAAGCTTGCTGCAATATTGCATCATTAGCTATTGCTGTTCCTGCTGGGTCTTCTTTGATGGCTTTAATCATGGCAGTACCGCCTTGCTGGATAGCACTTGCTGCTTCTAAAAGCTTTTGTGCTTCTTCGTAATTACCAGCACTTGAAGCCGTCTCCGCTCTTCTGTTTAAATCCGTTACAGTGTCCGATACTGAACCAATATCGCCATTTAAAACAGAAGTAGCCGCTTTGCCTTTTTCTAAAGCAATATTATATTCTCTTTGGATTTCTTCTTTCTGCTCTGCTGTCTTGCCAAGTTTTAAAGCTCTATTTAACAGATTAGGGTCTTCGACTGCTTCGCCCTTCGCTGCTAAATCAAGATATGACTTAAATCTCTTTTCAATTACTCCGTCATTATAAGCCTTGAGCTGGTTTAAAGCCGTTATCTTCTTAGCACTAACCTGATCTATAAGCCTTTGCCTAAGCTCAGTGCTGCCAATAAATTCAGGACTATTAATGGTATCTCCAAGTTCATCAAATCTTTTAGCGACCGTTTCCTCGTCAATATCCCCAGTAACATAATCATTTTGTATTTTTCTTGTAATGCCATCAACACCCGATAAAACAAATTTATCTTTAACCTGCTGTACTGCTTTAATTTGTTCCTCTGCTGGTAAACCTGAATATGAGGCAGTCATTCTACCCACTTGAGCATCAACCTCTGCAAGAGTAGCGGCTATATCGCCTGTATTCTCTGCAATATTTGACACATAGCCAGAACTTACAGATTCAATATCCATCGCATCTTGTTTAATTCTTACTCGCTTGGCTTCCGTCTCCCATAGAGCTGACTTGCTCATATAGTTACCCTTGTCCTTCGTTGCAAGAGCTTCAAATTTTAACCTTACGTTTTTATTCTTAATATTGTTTAAATATTGACTTTTGAGAGTATCAAAACTTTGACTTTGTCTTTGAACAAAATTACCATCTAAAGGGTCTTCCTCTTGAGCTTTCGCCCATGATTGTTCATAGGCTACATTCAATTCATTAGATAATTTAACAGCTTCAATGCCCTGCTCCATCTCGACACGCCTATCAACCATCGCACCGATTCTATCTATACTATCGCTTAAACCTTCTGCCGCCCCACCAAAAAAAGCATATCCCATTATTTATTATCCTCTGCTTGCTTTACCTTATATTCGGCTACCGTACCCGTCGCATCGCCAAGACCTTTACCAAATGCCGCCAATGCCGCCTCTGAACCTAAAGCTAAAGCCTTTTGCTTTTCTGCTTCGATCTGCCGCTTCTGTGCTTGCTTCTGTATTGTTCCATCAAAAGCAGTATCTAAAGCTAAGTCCATAATTGAACCTGAAAAACTAACCCCTCGATCACCTAAACCGCCTACGACTTGTCCCACTGATTCAGTTATCTTTCTATTCCATTGAATTGAAAGCATTTTAGATTGTTCATCTAATTGCTTGCTAATATAACCAGCTCTCTTTTTTGCGGCAATAGCATTAAAGATGCCTTTGGCAAAATCTACTGTTGCTTTCGCCGCCATCGCTGCTGTTACTGGGTCTACCATATATAACCATTATACTCGTGAATTTCCCCTGCGGGTCTAAAACCAAGCCACTTTAATAAACGATTTTCCTTAATCCCTTCTTTTTTACAAAAAGCAAAGATACTTTCCTCTGTCAATTTCAGGCTTTTTCTAATTTCCTTAAGAAATTTAAGTTTACCTAAGTTTGATAATTCTTCCAATAAAATAAAATCACAAGTAAAATCTGAATAAATAGTAGCAATCGCAAGCAGTTTATCCCCGTCCTCTAAAGCTAAAGTTTCAACGCCACGCTCCCTTAATCTATCTTGAACATAAGGGTCATCTATTTGATTTAATTTATCACTTGATCTCGTTAATGTTAATGTCATAGCTTACTGAGTTTACTTGGAATGGTACATTTTTTGTTTGCTTGATTAATAGAGTAGGCTTAAAAGTTTGAGTTGAACCATAATCTATTTCTTTTTCTCCTGTAAATAAAGCTGGTGGAGTAGTTATATTACTGTTTGCATCCCAAAACTTAACATCTTTCCATACTAAAGCCCCCTCAACAATAGTATTTTCTTCTGCTATTTGAAATTCGCCTGAGTCTACTAAATTAAAAAATATTCTTTGAAATGATTTTAAATCTTTTTTATTTGAAGTTTGAGATTGAACATAATCTACTGGTTTTAATCTCATAGAAGCATAAAAGCTTGCCCCCACCTGATAATCATTTGCTGGTGTAATAGTTTCAGATTTAGTTAAATAGTTTGCATAAGTCGTTTTATCTACTAGGCAGTAAGTAGACGTTAAGCTAGAAAGGTCGTAAGGTGTGCCAGCATTTGCATCTAAAGCTAAATCTACAACGTATTCTCTTGGCTTATAAGCAGTAGTCGCATAATAAGGCGGACTGTCCGTATTAGTCAAACGGCTTGTACTTACGCCTTTTCTAACTGTAATATCCCCAAAACTTAAAAGCAAACTATCTTCTGTCAAAATATAAATTGTCGGCTTAGAAGGAAAATCATAATCTTCGTTTACTGTGAAAATATAACGAGCTTTATAATTATTCGCTAAAACAATTTTTGACCACGCAAAGACCTTTTCCTCATCATCTATCGTGCAAACTGCAATAGTGCCATCTTCCAGTGTCGCCCAGATCATTTTCCACGGGAAAGCTACAAAGGTCATATCCCTTACACCTGGAAATAAAATATCTCTATCGCTCTCCGTAATTTCTTTAGGCAAAAAAGCATTGTACAAATATTGATATTCAAGTCTGTAAAGCTTTTGCCTTGAGCTATCCACAAAATATAAATAGTTAGCTAATACAGGTTTTACATTAGAACAAGGCAAACCGTGCTGCCTTGCAATACTTACAGTGCTTGGAGTTATCCCACTATAAGTGCTTTGTCCTTGTATAATTTGCCCGCCTCCATCTAACCCAACGTGCAAGGCTTGATAGCTTACCGCCCATTGAGTTGTAGTAGTAGTCGGATTAATGCCTTCAACTGCAATACCTGAATCATTAGTAACTTGATAAGTGTCGTCATTCAAGCTTGGTATAGAAGGGCTAAAGGTATCTAAATTACTTCCCATTGTCGCCCATGACCAACCATCACGGAAAAACCATAATCTATCTTGATGAAGTGCTACCCTATCAGGGTAATTGTTTGGATACCATGCACTTAACCGCCAATTTTTAGATTGATGACCAACTCCCGCCTTTAAAAAAGGATATTCGGGGTCTACCGTAACATTTACGTCTGTTGTATTTTTAGAATTAATTGTAAATACCGCCCATTTTTCTTCTGCTGGACTTGTATCTATCTGCCTAAATCTGATTTTTCTTCCTGCACTAAAAGCATCAAATAAAGCTCCCGATGTACCAATCCAATTTACAGAATTATCGTTTTTATTTACAATTTTTAAACCCCCCGTACCAATAAATCCGCCTCCACTAGATGGTACTGGGTCCCAGTTGCTAGCATTATCCGCCTCTGGTCTAAACTTGTATTGAGGGTTTAAATTTAATTCTTCCCATGGTCCATCTTTAAAAACCCAATCGTTAATACTCCACGTGCCATCACTTGCACGTTTTAATTCTTTTGGAGTAAAAGAACGATGAACAATAATCAAAGAACTTCTAACCTTTGCATAATCAAATTCATGGACTGCTGCACCAGTAATGCCACTTGAAAAAAATTGGCTTCCGCTAGGGTCAATAATCTGTACATTACCGTCAGGCTCAAATATCAATTTAGCTGCCGTGCCTGCTGTAATCTGAAATCCTATAGCCCTTGCATAATCATCATAATTTTGTACTAGCTTTGTTCCAGGTCTTCTAACCGCTCCGCCTTCGGGTCTAACTATTACATTAGTTAATTCTAAAGCTCCCTCTAAATATTCTTTAGAATCATAACGCCCTGCAAAGTGCTTAGAGATTTGACCTTGAGTAAAATTAGTTTGATTAATTGAAATTCGAGGCATTAATAATTATTCCTGTTTCTTAACCAAGTGGTGTTTTGCTCCCAGTTCCTTTGACTTCTCCCAATGGCTTTACTTGCTGCTACCGCCTGCTTCTTTTGCCCCGTGCTTGAAATATAATCAGTTTTAGAATCTGAATGCTGCACTGATGGAGCTGCTAAAGCTGCTATTCGCATTGCTAAAGCTTCGCAAAACGTCGCATCGTATTTCCCGTAATCTGTCTGCAAAAAAGTATACTCAATAAAAACCCTATCTGAACTTGTCGCTAATCCTCGGCTATCTTTTGAATAATCTAAATCCTCGCCTTCAACGTCGTAAACTCTCCATATCTCTATACAATTATTAGGGATTGAATAAAGCTTAATAAATTCCTCGTTTAATAAATCTTGAACAAAAGTTAGTTCCTGCTTCTGAATGGCAAAATCCCATCTATGAGATTGGAGTAAAGATTCTAAAGCCATTTGCTCAACTGCTCTTAACTTCGCTAACTCAACAGTATGGCTATTAACATCGACTACAGGGTCTTTGCCTAACTGCATTAAAGCTAAATTAAATACATTAAGCCTGTTTACTAGCATATTTACATTATACCCTTAAACTCTATAGTGGACTATAGACTTATTAAACTCTATAGTCAGCTATAGAGTTATGAGTAACAAAAAAAACCCTCGGGGTTTATGCCGAGGGTTTTAAGGTTTATGATGAAAGAATTACAAACTTAATTATACATTAAGAAGCATCAACAATACCGCTAGAAGTTCTAATTTCAACCATTTTAACTTCTTCAATACGGACCGCACCAATACCACCAGAAATATAAATAGTCGGAACCATTCTTCTTTCAGGGTTTGGACGAATATCAACTTCTAAATTGTTACCAATGTAAGCACCTAGTCCACTTGTAGGGAACATTAGACATGATCTATAGTGGTTACTTGCACTCGCTGGGTCAGTCTCTGTTAAAAGAACTGATCTATAGAAGTCAATACCTAACCATGTGCCAATGTAAGGCATGTAAATCATTTGTTTATCATAAGGTCTAGCTTCGCTAAAGTCTCTGTTCTTAAATTCAGCAATACCCATTAACTCAGTTTCTTCTGCTGGACCGATAAGACAATTAAGCCTATCGCCTGCCTCTAAACCAAAAGAAGCTAAAGTTAATTCTCTTGCCTTCAAGATTTTAGCTAAAGTGAAACCAGATTGAGCTCTGTTAGTCCAAGTACCAGTACCATTACCTGCACCTACTGGGTTACCATCAATGTAATTAACATCGATAGTTCTAGTAGCTGTAGGGAATGTCGTAGAAGTACCTCTCGTTTTACCATCGTAAGCAGTACCTAAAGCGGCTGCAATACAAACCTCATCAATCTTACGCTTCCAAGCTGCAACACCTAGTTTGACATAAGAACTTGTCGGATCAGTTAGCATTCTTGCAACATCAAGCTTTTTATCAACATAAAGAGCTACATCATATTGCGTAAAATCAACTGAACGCATCGTATGTGCAACATCAGAGTATGAAGTTGCTTGATTTGGTGTAGTGTTTGCGGACATCGAAATCGAGCCGATACGTGGGAAAAATTTAAATTCTGAATTAATATCACCTTTTTTAACAATGCCCTCAAATACTGAGTCCATTTGCTGAGACAAAATATGTAAATTTGCCTCGTATGTATTAATCCAGTTTTGATCAACTGAATAAACCATTATTTACCTCTATTAAATTTGTGTTACTCAAAAGAGTAACGTATAACTAATTTCTTCTAGCAAGAACTACCCGTAACACGGATTCTTAAACAATGAACTACCCGCTAGCGGATTCATTGAGAATTAATTATATATTACACTATTTTTAATAAAGATTCAAAATTTCTTTATTTTCTTATGTATTTAGCAATTTCTTTAGGGTTTGATTTATTTATCGCTTCTTGCAATTCCCTTCTTACGCTTTCAGGCATATTGCGACCAGCATTATTGTACCAATCATTAAAATTATTTCTATCGCTTAATATTCTACCCGCTACCTGCTCAGGTGTTTCTTTAGCTGATAAATTAGCTTGAGTTTGCCCGATATCCTTAGGCGTATTCGTTAAAGCTACATCCTTCACAAACTTAAACAAATTATTATCAGTATCAATTAAGTTCTTAAGCTTTTCGTAATCTTCTACGTTTTTAGTATTTTGCTTTAAAAATAAATCAACTTTTGTTTCAGTCGTTGATAAATCTTCCCATTTGCTACGCTCTGCCTTAACTGCTTCTAACTGTGCTGCTTTAGAGGATTCTAAAACTTCCATTGCTTCCCTAGACATCTTAGCGATAGAGCCGATAACCTTATTTGCTTGAGTCTTAGTTAAGCCTGCCTCGTGAGCTGCCTTTTTAATTTCTTTTAAAACATTATCGTCAAACTTATAATCAGGCGTTTCAATCTCATAGCCATCTGCATTTTCGGGTCTGCCTAAGCGATTAAATAATTTATCCCATTCTTCAGGAGCTGATTTTTCGTTAGGTAAATTCACTTTAGAGCCTACTGCTTTTTGAGCATGAACATAACTCGTAACTAAACCTTGAACATCCTTTATCGGCTCTAAATTTTTTTGGAATGTTTCCCTTTCGGTAGGGTCTTGAATATTCCCTAAGTATTGAGTTTTAAACTCGCTAAAATTAAATGCTGGTGTTTCTTCGTTCATTTTAATATTCTCCTAAATTTGCTAAAAAATCTTTCTCTGTTAATTCCTTGTTCGCTAAAAGCTTTAACACTACTGCTCTTTTTCCCTCAATAAAAGGAGTAAACTTTTCATCCCAACAAGGCTTATTAAATTCAGCGTAAAGCATTAAATCTGAAATAATTAAATCCCATGTTTCGGCTGGAATACTTTCATAAGCCTGCTTAACTCTTTTTTTATAATCATCTTTATCTTTAAATAGTGTAGCCACATAACGGCTTATCGTCTTTATCATATTACCCCTTGCTGTAAAGCTACGGCTTGGCTTAAATCTTTTGCCGCCCCTGCTGCACCTTGCATATTCGCTACTTGAGCGGTCTCTTCTCTGCGTGCCTTCGCTTCTTCTAATTCTGCTGGTGATTTTAACACGCTTAAATCAGCACCGATTTTCTTAAATACATATTGTATAAACTTCTCTTCCTTAATTGCTTCTAATACAGATGGGTCTATAGATTTAGTATTTGCTAAAGTTATTAACGCTCTCTCGAGTAAAGTAATTGATTGAGCATTTGAAGCTTCATATAATGCACTCGTGAAATCAACTTTTAACTCCATATCATCAGGAAAATCTAACATCTTCCATTCTTTCAATTGGTTAAAAACAAATAAAAACGCAGGAGCTAAAAACTCATCCTGAATGCGTAATATATAATTTGTTAATTTTCTTACCCTTGAATTTTCACGCATACTCGTTTCAGTTGCGGACATTTCAGCATTTTTAAAATCAACTAACAAGTCAGAAAAGAAGCTTTGTGCAATTCCGTTACGCCTGCGATCTTCCATCTCTAAGCTAACTGGTAAATTCGCCACTGTAACTAAAGGCTCAGGCTTGATAATCCCTGTTGCCAAAGAAGCCTCTTGCATTGATAAATAAGTCATCGCTTTTGGGCTTAAGTCTAAAGCCTTCCCAGTATCGACCAATAAATCATAAGGTACTGCCATTGGCGGCGTAACCATTGCCTCGGCTGCACCTAGGTTAGATTCGATCATGCTATTTAAAACTTTAATATCAGGCAAAGCTTTATGCCCTGGACCACGCCCATAAGAAGAGCCTGCTTTACGCTTCCAAGATGGAGCGACTATAGGGAATTGAGAGTAACCATCTTCCCAAATCTTAATCTTCGTATCATAAATAAAATAACAAGACACATAAGGTTTAGTAGTAGTTATCTTGCACCCTAAAGCTTTAGCGTATTCGGTTTTCATTATTGAATGCAAAATATCTACATTTTTCTTCCCGCTTTCTTTAAGCTGCTTTTTATCGTAATCCGTGCATTCGGCTTTCTCTAAATTATCAAATTCAGCTAACAAGACATCTAAATCAAGTTTATATTTTCTAAAGAAATAAAATACATCCCCATAGCTATTTCTTTTAATGTAACAATCTTGAGGCGGCAAACGGCAAAAGCGAACATAACTAGATTTATTTTCAATCGTTGAGTGCATATAGCCATAACCTTGACCATATAAAATTAAATCATCAGCGATATCTCCAAATGTTGTATAAAAATTTGCTTTACTGCGGCTTAAATGCTGTAAAACTAAATTAGTACCAATCTGTAAATTTTTGCTTAATTCAAAATCTTCTTCTTCGCTAAACCCTTCAATGTTTAAGCTTCCCCATTTCTTGCTTTCCGTTGCAAGCATGGATACTAAAGCACTACTTAAATCTTCCGCTGCCCTTTCAGGAGTCGAATCTAAAATTTTAGTTTGATCAACAAATCCGTCAGAAGAACTTGTATTAAAACCCCTTGATTCAGGGCTTAAATGCTCAGATATTGCCCGCCATTCATTATCGTAATTAGAACGATCTGCTGCACAATCACTAAAAGCTTTAAATAATTTTTCGTTCATTCTTTTTACCTTTAGGCAGGATTAACCCCCCACCAAATTTATTAGCTTCATCTTGCTTCGCCTGCTCAAGCGGCGTTAATGGAATATTCGTATCAAAATCACTTATCGTCTTTCTTTCTGCCAATAAAGAAAGCTGCTTTAAAGCCTGTTTATTAGCTTTACGCAAGGCATAAGCTGCCGTTTCTTCTTCGCTTAAATCTTTTGGAACGCCACCTGATACCATGCTCTTATTTTACACCACGTTTATAATTTGCAAAGCTTGGTAACTCAATCATTTTTTTATGCCTCTGTAAAGAATGAACAGGAATTACATCTAACTTATAAGCACTTGCCATACAGCGAACCGCATCAGCGTTGTGCGAATGCTTATCATGTACTGGAACTTTAGTAAAAACTCCCTCTGTATTTTTCTTCCGTTTATAATTCCGTAAATCATTAATTAATCTGCGGCATTTTTCCTTATCAAAAAAACAATAAGCTAAAACTTCTTGAACCCATTCAATATTGCCCGCTAAATCATTTGTTTTCGGGATAATAACAATCTTTAAACCCTTCTGCTTCCTTAACGTCTCTGCCCTTGATTGCAATTTATCCATTTTATCTTGGCGTTTTGTTGCATCCCACGGCAAAAACCATACATCAATCGTATATTTATTGCGTATCATGTCCGTAAACTGCCCGCTTGCCATATCTTTAGAAACAAAATTATCAACAATATGTATCGTGTTCTTATCAGGATGTTGATGAATTACAGCAGTCATCAAATCTTCCCCCTCCGCTAAATCTAAACTTGCAAAAGTCTGCAAATTTGAATTATGCGGTACATGCGTTATTCTACCCTCTTCATCTATAGCGTGCATTTGATGTTTAAAATAAGAACCGCTAGCACTTGCCTTGAAAGAACAATAAAATTCTTGCATCGCAATTTCAGGGTCCATCCCTTTAGCGATTAATTCATCAACATATTCTTTTGTTATTACTGGGTCGCCATCGTTGTAGTAAGTATCCTCAATCCCATATAACCAAGCACGCTTCTTATCCGATTCATGCTCAAGGTTATACATATAATCCCTATGTGCATGATTTTCACCTTTAGGAGTACCAACCTTAAAGCTAAATCCTCCATTCTGTGCAAGAATTGGCGAAAAAATCTCTTCAAAAACCCCACTTCGCCATTCAGGATACTCATCGCATATAACCCCAATCGGATTTAAACCCCTTAAATGATTAGCCGTTCCATCTGCACCAACAACCCCAACTAAACGATAAACTGAACCATTAACTAACTCTAAAGTCATCGCATGGTTATCTTTACGCTTCCAAAGCTTTTTAGGGAATAACTCCAAATAAGGTATCGCCTGCTCATCAGGATCACGTGTAACCCTACCTAAACCATTCCATATCGCCGCCCTTGCTTGCGTTAAACTCGGGAAAGCATGTATATACAGCCCTCTATCCTCTAACATTCGAGGTAACGCAATACATAACGGGATAGCCGTACTCTTCCCCGCACGCCTATGAACTATAGCAATCCCGTCTAAATGCTTCTTTAACCGCCCCTTATCATCACGCTGATTAAAAAACTTAAACCACTCAAACTGATAAAACGTCGGCTCAAATTTCCCCCAAAGATTACCTAAAATCTCATTACATTCCTCAGCAGTTACCTTGCTATCAAAAACTTCAATAGGAGCTACATACTCACTTGCATCGTAAACATTCTGATAATGCAAAGGATGTTCAGGATTTGCCGCAATCTCACGCCAATTACTAACCTTAGAAAGTTCATCACTCAATTAACTTCATCTCCTCAGTATTCGCCTTAGTCGGAACTAAACGTATCCTGCCATGCTCATCCTTAACCTCTCTAAACGTCGGAATGAAAAATTTAACATTACTATTATCCGCCTGCTTACGGGTAGCCTCTATAGCAATTTCAATCTTTTCTTCTGCATAAATCGAATTCTGCATATCATTTAACAACTTTATCCTAGAACCCTTAGCATCTAACAAAACCTTAGCCGCATTTACTGGGTCTAATTCCTCAGCAGCATCCTCTAAACGCTTTAAGCCTTCGTATAATTCCAACCTCTCAGCCTGAATGCTAAAATTCTTATCCTTGAAAAAATCTTTAGATTCGCTCATCTCTACTTTCTCTAAACTGCTCCTCTATCGCCAAATAATCCTCTAACGCACTACTCATCGCCTCATGCAGGGTTAATGGCTTTGTACTTACCTCAAAACAACCTTGCTCGCTTAACAATTCTTTCATTTCCTTAACTAATGCCCATACACTAACCATAAAAACAATATACCACCTTCTTGATTTTGTTTATTGCTCGTTTAAATCGCTTTAAATTGATTCGTTTTCTTTTTTTTGGGTAATTATGGCTTTAATATGGTTTTTGTTTAACCTTGAGGGTTTTAAAGGGGTTTTGTGATGCTTCTGATTGATTGCTTGGTTAATGTCTTTGATTTTGAAATTTTGAGATTCTGATGTGTGGGGTTTAAAGATGGTAATGAATGTGGAAATAAAACCCCTCCAACCCCGTCTAAAGCAATAGGCTATTTTTCTATTAACTAGCTCATTATCGGCTGTCTATTGTCATGTTTTTAATCGGCTATCTCTTATCATTTTTTTATCGGCTATCTTTTGTTGGGGCGAATAGGAAGCTGGGAATTTTGAAATAACTCCAGAACTGTAACGCTAAGGTAGTTATACGCTCACTGGTGCAATGAATTTACCCTAATCCCAATAAATACTCATAGCTTTTTGAATCGTTGGTTATAAAGCATTTAAAGCTGAGTGATATTTTATGTTGATATTTCGCGATAGTTTGTATGGTTTTTTGCGTGTTATCTGAATCAAGTTCTATAATGGCTCTACAATCAGTACTTTACTTAAGATAACTCTATATTATTTT